GAAGGAGTTCTACTATTACTCGGAGTATGAGATATTGATGGAGTAACAGTGTTAGAAGGAGTATGGGATATTGATGGAGTTACAGTGTTAGAAGGAGTATGGGATATAGAAGGAGTTCTACTATTACTAGGAGTATGGGATATTGATGGAGTAGTTGTAATACCGGGAGTTGTACTTACACTAGGAGTATGGGATATTGATGGAGTTCTACTATTACTAGGAGTATGGGATATTGATGGAGTACGGGATATTGGTGGAGTTTTAGAAGGAGTATGAGATATTGATGGAGTAATGGTATTACTAGGAGTTAATGATATAGAAGGAGTTGGTGATACCCCGGATGTAGAGCTCACACTAGGAGTATGAGTTATAGAAGGTGTTATGGATAAAGAAGGTGTTATGGATAAAGAAGGAGTAATGGAAGGTGAAGGAGTTCTAGAAGGAGTGATTGTTGGAGTGACTGTTGGAGTAGGTGAAACAGGTAATTCATCCTCAAAACTTAGGAAAGAAATTTTATACTGTATTACTCCTGAGTTATCGTATTTATACTGATTATTAATGTTTAGCTCCCCGTTGCTAAGCATTAAATGACTACCTGATAGTTCACCGTCAAATTTAGCTTCACCATGAGTATGATATTGAAGAAACACAGGTCCATTCAAGGTCATTTTTGACTCAGAATATGCAGTTGAATATTCTATAGAGCTGCCATAACTTTCGCCATGACTACCAGAATAATCTCCTACATTAATAGAACCTGTAATAGTTATATCTCCTATAAACTGGTTTCTTAAAGCTTGAGAACTAGATACATATATTTTTTGATCCCCTAACAATTCTACCTGTTTGACTTTCGATCTTTCTAATAAGTGGGGTTTTATAATTATACCCGTATTGACAGTAGATCTTGCAGGTAAAAAATCTTTAACCATTTTAAAGAAAGCATTATCATAATACTTTATTAATCTGGTAAAGTCTTGTAGGTTATATCTTGGTCTATCTCCTAAGAAACTATAAGAAGCAGAAACCAAAGAATCATAACTACTAGAATGGTTTAATCTTGGGTCTCCAATGTAATCGTCTATATTAAATCCAGCAGCAGATGCAGATTGGAATAATAATGTATTCACATAGTTGGAAGGGGAAAAACCAACCTCAATTGCATGGGAATCATCGGTATATTTTGTATCTCTTTTTACAATTGATGCATCTAAAGAAAGAGTATTACCTTCTACTATACTCCCGGTATTATCTAGTCTGATCTTATTTAATGAAGAAGAATAGTAATTGGCAGGACCTAAATTTACATCATCAGTAGTCTTAATTCCTCCTAAAATTAAAGGAGTAATACCGTTATGAGAGCCTGAGCTGTATAGTGTAGGTATTCCAAAGCTATTAATAAGAGCTCTTAAGCCTCTTTCTGAAGTTTTAGCTTTTAGTAAAAGGGGTATATTATGATATAATCTTTTATATATTTCTTTTTGGTACCTATCTTCCGAAACTACCTCATTAGAAGCTGAAATAAAAGTGTTTATTACCTCGCTACCTGTATTGTAGGTTTCCCCAATATAGGTCTTAAATAGATCCTCAACGGTTCGGGTTGTACTGTATAGTTTTACCCCGACATTTCTTAATGCCTCTCCTACAATATCTTTTGAGATACCCCTATCTAATCTGTTATCACCATCGTATTTATCCGTAACTGCCTTTGCATAAATCCATATGTTATCAAAGTGTTGGGCAAGCATATGAACAAATGTCAGATACGGTTGATTCTCAGTATCTTCTCTAAGGTAAGTAGGAATTGAGTTTGTAAGTATGTTTTGATTCCCGTTATCGTAAAGAGAAGCACTAGCGAGTTGTGAAGTATACCAGGTGTCTGATATACTACCTGTATCGTTTGTATAAGGTCTTACACTGGTTGTTTTAGGCCAAGCTGTAGAACCGGTTTCATAATAAAGATGTCTATCATAGTGATCAAAATTCTCGAGAATTGTATTCAAAGAATCATGATAATATTCTCTACTCCCTGTAATTCCAGAGTCTATATTAGAACCATCTTCAATTAAGTCTATCTGAGTTTGATAATACTCGATTAATTCTAGCTTATACTTAAAGTTTGCTAACCTTTCAACAGCAGAACTAAAGTGAATAAAGGATGAAAAATCGCTATAATCAATACTAATGCTTGCTCCTTTTTCTTTTGCTAAAGAAACTAATTCTCTATAAGTATTAGAAGTAGGGTAGCTAAACAGTTCATTATAGTTCAGGTAAACAGAAGAAATATTAGTTTCATCTATAGCCTGATAGTTAAAGTTAGGACCTTTTAAATAAGGTACAACTACATCGTCTTCTATAATATCTACATCTACTTGATAAGTAATAGAATTTGAAATTTTACCTACTAAAGATACAATTGATTTTAATGCAATATTAGCAGGGAGCGGTTCATATAGCTTAACTATGACAGAATTTTCACCTCTATAAGATTGAAGTCCAATATTTACAAGGGAAAATATTCTGTTTTCATTAAAATTTATTTTAAGATCTAATACAAATGCATTAGAATCTAACTGATTTTTAAGTAAAGTTGTATAAGATGTAACAGCCTGATTAGAAATTTGACTTGTAACTAACCTAAGTTCTGTTCTATCTGGGGATATTTCTTCTAGAAAGAAGAATGTCTTATCCGTAGTTTCGGAATATAAATCATCTAAGAAATTATATGTAATTCTAATACCTCCGTAGTCAAAACCGTTTTGCTTAGCATCAAATTCTGGATCTAATGTTATCGATCTTGCTACTGTTTCACCTATTGCTCCGGCGTCACCTAGAAAAGAATGATTTACGTAGTTATAGTCTGATTGAAGTAATTCCTCATCTAAAGAATATATATGCTGCTCAACATAGTGTTTAGAAGGATTAAACAAACTATTAATAGTAGAGACATTAACTAAGTTTCTATCCTGAGATGCTAGATCAGATTTAGAATCTTGAGTAATTTCGAATATATTAAACTTAGTCTGTGCCATTTATCCTTCTGTTGTTAAATCCCCACCAGCTGCTTGAAGTGTTACTTCTACCAACTGTAAATTAACTTGTACTAATCTCTCTCTTAATTCAGAGATTTCATCAAGAAGAGGCTGTATTTCTGTAAGATCTTTTTCTATATTCACTAGCTTAGAGCTTTCTTGAATTAAGTAAGTATGTGAATTACTCCCTTCTAGTGGTATTTCGTAGTATAATTTTCCATAGAGTCTAAATAACTCCTCAACAGTATCAGTATCGACAGGTGTAATAGGATCAACAAAAGTCCTAAAACTAGTATCAACCGCTCTATTGAATTCGGTCTTATTAGCTACTGTTTTTTGAATACGTACTGTATTAGCCATTTCTTACTACTTTAAAAGTATTTCCGTTATCAATTACTGTACTTGTACCGTCGATTTCGGATTTAATTAATACTCTATAATATCTCTCTGGTTGTAACCCATCCATATAAATATCAAAATAAGGACCTGTGCTATCACAACTTATTTTTGTATAATTTGTATCGAATGGTATAACCATTTCTTCTGTAAATTCATCTCTCAATCCCCAATACGAACCAGAAGGTAGTGCATAATTAGTTTTATATACTGAACCTGTTGTAAATGTACGAACTGGGTATTTAGGTCTAGTATGTAGTCTAAATCTCTGTTTTCCTTCGTGAGTATATTTTCCTTTATTATTTGATACTGTAATACTATTTTCTGATGTAGAAAGTACTGAAAGACTTCCTGTGTCATATGAGCTATCATCCCACTTAAATTCTAAGTATGGAGGGTAAATAGTATTTGTATCTTTACCAAAATACTTTAATCTTATCGAAGAAGAAACATTAAATTCAAGGTCATCTGATAATTTTAAAATAAATCCGTTATTAGAGATTGATCCGCTATAATGCAGCAAAGTAGCAGCAGTTACATCTATATTAACATCATGATCAGAAGTTAAAGCAAATGTCTGAGATGCTTCTAGATTAGTTCCGTTCGAACCTGTATACCAGTTTCCTCCACCTATGTAAGCAGATGCATATGATGCTGTTACTCCGGTATAGCTACTAAAAGAACCATCTGTATCAGGATTTGACCAAGCACTTGCTGCTGTTCCATTATCTTTATAAGCCCAGCTACATCCAGTTGTGTTGACAGGAACATCTCCAAATTTACCTACTCCCATATTCCAGCTTTCGTATACCGGATATGCGTATAATGAATAGGTTTGCGGTAATTGGTAAGCTTCAGCAAGATATAAATGAAGACTGGCAGTGAATGAATTAGAACCCACTTTAGTATTTAGTACTGACTGGATGTCGCTGGTTTTAAATTTAACCAGAGCTCTAGAAGTATGTCCAGTTCCTAATACCGGATATCCTCCTATTTCTATTATCTCGTCAAGTCCTGCATTACCTGAGGAAGCTTCAGTAAAGATGAAAGTATCACTGTCTGGAAAAATTCTGTATATTGCCATTTTATAGTGTTGTTATTCTTCCTTTAATATCTACGTTCGGGTACTTTACTTCAAAGATGCAAGGATCGAAAGATGGGTAAACTACATTGTTTTTAGTAGCTCCTGCTACATCGTATCCGTATTGGGAGTAGTTACCTCCGGATTTGTTTACAATTTCGATCTTTTTTACTGTTTGTACACCTTTTACTCTATCAAGAGTGGTATATAGAGATGATAGATTGATAGGCTGATTTATATTTAGTCTTGAAGTATTTAAATAATCTTTTAATACATTAGTACACTTTAAAAGTACATCTCTCCCTGCATAATTTGGTCTAACTATTATCTCATAGTTAACACCTATATTAACGATGAAAGCATCTTTTATATTTAAAGCATCACTAACAGGCATATATTCACTCATATATGTTCTCAAGTTTTGCTTAAGAGTTGTAGTAGCAGGTATTAATTTACCATTTACATCATAAGCTAGTACATACAAAGCAAGAGCTAAAGGATTACTTGTTACCAAGTCTCTTGGGTTAATAGCTGAATTTGTTAAGTTATCTTGAGTAACGTAAGCTTTAGCTATACTACCATACTTAGTGGGTAAGGATAATGCTCTTACTGTATAATCCTGTAATGTAACCGTTCTACCTTGTTCATTAAAAGCTCTCAAAGAATTTTCTCTTAACTCCTCCACTGTGTCCCCATCTCTACCTCCTATAGCAGGATTTAAGTTTACAAAGACTGGGTAGTTTTCGTTCGCAGTGCTAAGGGTGGTACCCGATTGGTCAGTTATTGTCCCTGTAACTGTCGAGACTGTATTTGCAGGAGAATTAGCTGATATTCCTCCTCCTTTTAAGTACCTTACTGTTAAGGTAGTATTACTAGGGGCTAGTCCATAACTTTTAGAATATAAAAAGTTAGAAGGATCATATGCATAATCCATTCTTGAACCTGAGTTCTGATTTGGGATGGTCATTCCTAAACCTATATTAGTCGGGTCAGGAAGTAGTATTGAATCGTCTTGAGATGAAACTCCAGCTCCAAACTGTAACTGTAAGTAGCCTGTCGATAAAAATCTAGTAACAAATCTTCTAGGTACTTTTTGTAAGGCTAATACATAGGGTACTCTATTAGAGTCTGATGATATATTAGGTTCGTCTACATAAATTGTATCCTGACCTAAGAATGGAACCTCTGACCATAAATTATCATCAGAATCTGTTATATCTAATATACCTACTATATTAGTATCTTCTATAGTTAGGGTTTTAAATTTTTCAACAGAACCTATTTGAAAAGTTGTAGTTATAACTTCAGAAGAAAAAGCTTTTACTGTTTTAGTAAGTTGGTATTTAGAAGGATTATTAGATTCATCTAAATCATATATTACTACTCTAGTAGGATCATATGAACTTGAATAGCTAAAATCTACTTGTTTATTTAAAATAAAAGGAGTTTTATTTCTGTCAGTAGATGTTATAACTGTAGTAGAGGGAATGATAGCAGCTTCTGACCAAGCAGGTAAGTACTGTGCACCAGAAGAACTAACGATTTGTGTAATGGTTAGATCTACCTCTGATACTCCTGTTACTTTTGGCTTATACCCCATCATATAGGCTAATGAGTAAAGGTTTTTAGGATCTTTAGCGTAATTTAAATATGTTTCTTGCAACTGAATATCTTGGTAGAAAGATAAAATATCCCCAACATATGCTGCCATTTCAATAAACATCATCCCAGGGGAAGAGGGTGAGAAGTCGTTATAAGAATCAGGAAAATAATTCTTAGCATATTCAATTAACTGCCCTCTGAAATCTGAGAAGTCTTTGTTGATGTATTTTATATCTCTTTCCTCTGCCATTACTGTTCTATATTGATAAGAAGTTGATCTTGTATGTTTGTATCAGATATTTGATAGGACATATAAAAGTTTACTGTATTAGAATCCGGAGTTGATGTCAATTCTAATCGAGTAGGTACTACTCTTGGGAAGTAATTCCTAACATCCGATGCAATATTAGTCTTAATATTTTCTAAAGAATCCTGGTTTATATTCTCAAAAAGCAAAGATCTTAAATTAGAACCGAAATATGGGTTTAAATATCTTTCCCCTTTGTTAGTTAAAAAATAATTAATCAAATTAGCTTTTATAGCGTCTTTAGATTCATAAGTTGAATTAAAAACTGCTTTGCTAGAAAAAGGCAAACTAACACCTATAGCTTTTCTAGGCTGTAAATCTAATGGATCTATTTTTTTAACATCAAATGCCATTATACTACAAATCTTTCTTTATCTTTTTTATTAGAAGCATCTAATACTGCTTTGGCTTTAGATACAAAATCTAATTTAGAAATATCTAATCCGGGTTGAGGTCCGCTAAATACTGCTTCATCGGATCCGGCCATTTGAAAATTAGGTCTAGATACCATATCAGAAGTTGCGGTCATAATATTTTTATACTCGTCACCGGTCATAGAAGCTCTGGTTTGGTTAAGCATTTCCATAATTGGATCACCAGATATACTCTGTACCGGTTTTGATTTAGGTGCAGACCATGATGTCGTACCTGCTTTTGGAGCTGGTTGTATTTTAGTTGGTGAACTAGCAATTTGAACTGCTTCGTTCAACATATCCTGCAACTCTTCCTTTACGGCTGCTCTTACTTCTTCTCTGATTATTTTTCTAAGTTGATCTAGTTTCATATATATAAATAGTTAGTTTATGGAAGTCGTCTATCTATTCTGAATTTTAATTCATCTAAAAGTACTTGTTGATTACTAGCAAAGGATTTAGGACCTTGTAATACTATCACCCCTCTTCTATCTTTAGCTACGGCATAACGTCTAGGTGCCACGTATTCTGTCAATTTATCTTCTAATATGGAAAGAAAATAAGTTTCCCCATTAGCTGCTTTATACTCAGAATCGGTTATTAATGCAGTAACCGGGGCATCATTAACGTTATTAAGAAGAGCTAATCTACCTTCTGGGGTGAATCCAACTTCTTGATTGTCTATGTAAATTCCAGTTCCAGTAGGTAAAATACCGGGGTTCTCAGAAGATAAATTCTTCCCCGATGTAATTCCTCCTGTGCCTGTGCCTGCTATAAGTGTACCTCTATTAGATACACCATCGGTACCGTTACCTGTTTTTGAATTAGAATTTGTACCTGTTCCACCTGTACTACTTTGATTATTTGGAATAAATGTTCCGGATGCATTAGTTGTACCTCCTTGTCCTCCTGTTCCAAAGCCGGAGTTTGGTGCTAATCCTCCGGTACCAGTTCCCACAGTTCCATTACCTCCTATTCCAGTTCCTACAGTTCCAGTTCCTACAGTTCCAGTTCCTACAGTTCCAGTACCCCCGGCTCCACCGGTATTGAGTAATGTGCCATTACCAGCGCCTACATCTCCTATTAATGTAGAGCTGACAGCATTTGCACCACCTAAAGCAATTATAGCTGCTGCTGTAAGATCAGGTCTATAAATAAGAACGTTAGTATTAGTAGTGTAATTAGATCCAGTATCAAAAAAAGAACCAGTTACAACAGAGGAAAGAATATACCTTTTATCATCAACAACAATTGTATTTACAGGAAATAATGGTGAACTCCCAGATTCATTTAGGTCAATCGTAGCTAATGCTGCTGCACTCCCGGAGAATCTACCCCAGGTATATCCTGATCCTCCGTAAATGTCTGGTGTTTCAGCACATCTTATTAGGACTGATTCTACTACGGCAAGCTTTGCTTTTACAGGATCAAAAACACCCATAACTTGTCTTATAATTGCAGCAACATTTCTTATATCTGTCTCGAAAGTTTCTACCATTTTTCTTAGGAAAACTAAAAGGTTGGAGAGAGAAGTAGCAACTCCTACTGGGATCCATGCAGCAGGTATAATCAAATGAGAAAGAATACCTACTACAATTTTACCAGCTTTAATAGCTGGGTCTAGTAGTTTGGGTAACTTTTCAATGGCTTTTATTTTTTTATCAAATTTAGCTATAAGCTTATTTATCTTATCGAGTATTTTACCCATGAGTTTCAATATCTCAGGAGGTGGACATTGCTGCTTTAAGTATTGCCAATATTCGTAAGCTTTCTTTTCTGCATAAGTAATTATATACGCTTTTATATCTCCTAAAGAAGTAGCGGCAAGTTTACCAAATATTCCTCTTATGTCGGTAAGTAAACCGTGTGGCATTTATGCTTTTTTAAAAATTATTATAAACCTAATGGACCAAAATTAGCGATTTCTTTCTTAGTTGGAACATCAAAACGTGTAGCGTTAGGATTGGCTTCTATAAATACTTTTTTAGATTTAAGATTTGGCAGTTGACTTCTTAACTGATTAATGTAGGAATCCATAGTTTTCCAGTTTAATTGCCCTGATAAATCAGTTCCGCCAGAATCAGATAGAGAATCTCTCATAGTATTTTTAACTATTTCCATCATCTGTAGTACTATTATTAAAAATGATTCTAGCTCTCCCCCTCTAACTGCTGGTTCAAATTCTTTGAGAGCTTCTGTACCTAAGTATATTTTTTTAGCATCTAACCCTATTTCATCTACTGCATCGAGACCTATAATATTAGATGATACACTAAACGTTCCTTTAGAGGCAATATCTATATCTTCATCTTTAGCATTAAAAACTAACCTGCCACTGCTAATTACAACTTGGGAACCTTTATAATTACTACTCCCTAAGTTGGGAATACCGGTCGGATTATTAGCTGCCTTATTAACAGCTGCTCGAGTGGATATATGCTTACTTCTAGCATGAACAATAGGAACAGTGTGGTTTGACATTAAGTATATAGAAGATGCATCTTGATTAATGTCTTCTGATATTGTTCCGTAACTGGCTTTTTCTCTTATACGTCCATTACTAATTAACATAAACGGGGATCCATTATTACTACCGTCGGTTAAGTTATTACCCTTATAATCAGCACCCCCTAGTCTTATTGACTGACCTAATCGTCCTTCTATTAATACATCACCCGGGTATGGTTGTAATGGATTAATACCGGGTATGCTAGGAAACCCGTATCTATCTTCTGGCTGGGTATTATCACCTATTCTACGGGACTTACCGTGAGTAGGGTGATTCCACATAGATATAATATTGGTGTAATATATTCTTGAATTGGTCCCTTTTTCTGAGCTTGCAGTTAAATCTGGACCTGCAATAATAAAAACTATTTCATTTTTTAATGGGAGAGTTCTTATGTTAGAGCTAATTGGATATGCTACATCCAATATAGTTGGATCAGTTAAATCCTGTGCTTTATCCATAAAGGTGAATTTTATAACACCTATACTTGTAGTATAACCGTACTTTTTATATTCTGGATGAGAGCTATCTAAAATGACATCAACTACTCTTACCGGTATTAACTCATTAACAAAGCCACCGAATGCAGAAGTTCCTTTAGGAAGTTGATCGTATGAATTATAAACTGCCATTATTTTCCTCCTGTGTGGTATCTAACTGCTGATCTAACTGCTCTTGCTCTTCTAATAAACTCTGTAAATCAGAAAAATCGAATTCGTTCGAGTCACCTTTGGCTTGGGCTGTTTCTATCCTTTGAATAACCGTAACTAACTTGATCAAATGCTCATCATTCTTTACACCTATCTCCATGTATTCTTTGATCATAGGTACAATAAGAGTCGCATCCCCAATATTCTCAATGAGGGGTTTTAGCTCAGAAATTAGAGCTTTTACTTGTCCTTTGGTTTCTTTTGAATTGTCGTATATCTCACCAAAAAGATCGGATAAAGTCTTACCCTTAAAGACCTCTTTATCTAGATTCATAATAAAAGATTTATTATAAATAGATTTATATTGAATTATTAGAGAGAAGTCCTAAATCGTAATACAGTTGGTATTTCTTGTACCAGTTAGCTTTTAATACGTTTATAACTTTGGTTAGGATAGGGGTGTCGCAATCAGTCATTTCTCTGATGTATATATAGAGTGCTTTCTTTTTAAATATATCTATATCCTGCCTGGTTTTAAAAATAGTTAAAATAGCATCAGCAACTCGTATGTCTATATCTTTATCAAAAAGTTGATCTAGATTTTCATAGACCTCTTCAATCCATTCATCAAGAAATCTGCTGAGAGATTTATTTGAAGGAGAATCGAGATCTATATTATCTTCTAACTGCTCTTCTATATCATTTAGAGTAGCTATCTGTTTTAGCTTTTTATAATTTTTATTGTTGTAGTTAATTAACCACCTCTTTACTATAGTACCGAAGTAGGAATAAGCCTTAGCACCTCTAGAAGGATCAAATTTGGTTATTTTCTCTTCTAATAAAACAGAAACGATCTCATGTTTGAGATCTTCTATTTGATCTACATCTGTGTAGTAGAATTTAAAGGTATGTATAATATTCTCTGCTAATTTATAGAAAGGGAAGTAGATGTGATTGGTAAAGATACGATTTTTATACTCTATATCGTCTGAGTTGTTATATAGTACTATGTAATCTTCTGTCTCTTTTGTAAAGTAGTTAGATTGACTTTTCTTTCTTGCCATAATTCTCTGGTAGCATATACCTGTCAAGTTCCTCCTGAACGGCTTTCATTTGCTGAAAGAAGTAACCTACTTCATCATCAGCTTCAAAAATTCCCTCTTCATCAAGATTCTTTAGGTGTTTATTACTTTCTGTTATAATATCTGAGATATTCTGTAAATATAACGTCTGATCGGTGACTACATCTTCGTATTTTTCTACTTTGATAAGTAAATTCCGAACAGCAATTAACAGAATAACCAATAATATAGATAAAATAATTACTGTTACCAACATTTTTTAAAGATTTTTTAACATATTACTAAGTCCCTCTGAGGATTTTACTGTTTTTCCTGCTGAGGATTGTGTTTTTTGTACTTTCGGTGTAGATTCTCCTCCATTTTTCTTCCATAAATCATATTCCACCTTGGAAGCTAAGAAGTCTGCTGAGTGTAAGATAGAGATAATAGAGGTTTTTTGACGAGAAGACTCTTGATGACTAAAGAAATAAGCCTTATTACTATCCTCAAACACGCCATCATGCACTCTTATAGCTAAATACTCCTTCAAACTCAGAGGGATACCAAATTTTTGCAGAATAAATAAAGACCTATCCGAAATTAGCATAAAATCCAGGTCAGGGTTATTAGAATACATTTCCGACAACTTATCTTGACGCCATTTATCGGTTTGAGGTAGATAGTTTGGCTGTTCTCCATCTCCTAATTTACCTAAATCATGAAAGAGAGCCGAAAAAACAAGTTCTTCTTCGGTGAAATCTATATTCCCCCCCATTTCTTCGTACAATTTCATTTGTTTTATTGCATACTGTACGACTCTATTAACGTGATCTACATATCCTCCGGCAAAAGCATTATGGTACCATGATTTTCCACTAGCAGGAGCCATAACATAGGTCTCCTCCATATGATTAATCATCTCTAGAACAGAATCTTTACGATCGGTTAAGTAATGCTCTACTATTTTTATATGTTTTTCGTAATTCTTTTGAATTTGTTCGGCAGATAACATAGGTAACCTTTTTAATTATTGTTTTTATAATAATCTAATAAATATATACTTATTGCTAATATTATTATAGTAGTTATATATAATATTTTCATATTTTTATTATATTATAATATATAAGTTATGAAATTATTCTCAATAAGGCAACTACTTTAACAAAAAAGTTGGGGAAAAAGCAGGGAGTGACAGAAAAATAGGATTTTTATCCGCCCGCCGCGCAAAAGCGCGCAAGTTTTACCGCGATTTTACTACCTATCAAACAAATCATACCCTACCGCCAATGCAATATCAATAAAAGGAAGGTAAAGAACGTAAGTTGTCACATCTTCGGTGTAGTAGGTACGTATTCCGATTAAAATTCCCGGATAAAACCCGAGTGAAAATTCCCATTGTTTCATATTTGTATAAGTTATTATTAGTATAAAATTGGATCTCCTACTTGAAATAATGCTCCGACCTCCCTTATCTTATCCATCGCCTCAAATAAGGAGACATAAAACATTTCACGGTCATTTTCATGGACGGCATGATAGCGACGGGATTGAAAAAACTTATGAACCTGCTGTTCTACTTGCATGGAAGTACCCGGACGAACAGGTAATGCGAATCTTACCTCCCATATATCTACAGTACCGGTGCCGTTTATTTGATTAACACGGTGTTGTGGTGTATTTCGTGTCATACCTATCTTTACAAGGTCCGGGTATCCTTTATTAGTTAAAGCGTATATATACTCTATGGAATCGGATTGTGTAAGATTGGCAATCTCTGGTGTTTCTATGCCATATAGGAATCTCCATTCATAGGTCTGGGTATCCGTATTGGTACAGCCGATATTGTGTTCTATTATATATCTGGCTTTATACCATTTCATTAGTCGTTCGGGGTCGACATGCCGGGCTTTGGTTCTAAGTAGATTAAAATTATTTTTCCACTCTCCGGCTCTTTCATGCCATTCTGCATCAATATCAATACTGCAATCAACAATCATGATTTGACCTCTATCTTCTAGTTCTAGAGCTTTCTCAAAAGTGATAGGTTCGAAGTACATAACCTTTATTTAAATCTAAATATAAGAAATATTATTCAATTAGGCAACTTTAAAATCTAATAAGTCGATAAATCTTTTTATTACTGCACATTTTTCATATTCCTCTATACCTTCAAAATAATTTCTTAAGGTATCTAAAGCAATAAAGACATCTTCTTTATCATATGCCTCTCCTATAGTGTACATGGAATTATCTTGATGATCTTCTATACGAAGAAGGTAACTGTATAGTTTGCAGAAATAAGTATATTTCACACCCTTTGCTGCTTTCTTATACTCTTCTGGGAAGTTTCTCTTATACATTAGATCCATTAGGAAGTAATTCTGGAGACCTTGCATCACCATACCCATTAGAACATACGGATTTTTGAGAACTTCCTCTATGCCGTTCTCTTTGTATATTTCCTCATCCCCGGATTCGAAGATGGAAAATAAAGTATTTTTGTCTAATGGTTGCATCAATGATAAATAGTTCGTATATTATCATATAAAGATAAGATAAAAACAGCAAATAACATACAAAAATTTAAAACCCCCTATATAGCAAAAATTCTTCCCGGAAAATTTCCCCGGGATCTACATATAATCAACAAAAAAGTTCTCTAGCAAAATGGAATAAAAAATTAGAGTTATGTTTTTAACAATAGAAGAAGGCCTTAATGAGGCTGAAAAGTTAGGTAAAAGAGAAGAAGTTCTAGTACTAGCCAAAGAGATACAAGCCCAGGCACGTACACCTATATCATTACTAGAAAGTATAGAACAGGCATATATACAGCTAAACAAATGACTTATAGTATTTTAATTTTATTACAGCTAAGTTACGGTATATTAAATGCCTTTATAGAGAAGGTGAATACTAAAAGAGATATCACAATATATACCTTAGTAAATACTGTTCTATATGGAATATGGCTACTGGCTACAACTATAGGGGTATATGGAGTGGTAAATGGTGATATACTTATGGGGGTAATATATGCTGTATCCGGAAGTATATCTGTCTCTATACCAATTTTACTTCATAGATTAGGATGGTGGAAGGATGATGATGGTAGGTAATATATAAATATATAAATATATATTACTATATACCGAAATTTTATCCGGGATATGCAAATTAGTATGGCGCAGCCTGTTCCATGCCGTACCCTATAGGGAACTATACCGGCAGTGTTATTGCACCATGCCGTCACCTTGCCATCAAACGGAGGTCAACCTGCCAGTGTATTTACCAACAGGTGACCAAGTATTGATACTAATTTGATACAAGGAGGAGATTAAGCCATCTCCATCTCGTAGATTGGAAGTTTGTAAGTTGTTCTCTGATTAAACATATCAAAGGCATAAAGATGTATAGCTGTCTTAGTAACCTTATCTACGTTCATAGACCTGGTGAAGTAAGCCTCTTTCATATCAACAGATAAGATATTCTTAGCATCCTCTTTGAAGTTCCAGCACTCGAAAGTAAATACAGAATCGCCATAAGTGAAGTCGAATCTTTCTTTGCCAACAACCTTGCCCATCCCTTGGATGTAGTTGTAGATCTCTGCACTAGCCTTTACTTTGTCTGAATAAGTCATAACCTTTATCTTTTTAATTACATCTAAATATAAGAACTTTATTCCGGATAGGCAACTATCTGTACCAAAGATTTACATCTTCTTCCTCTGTACGTATTTCAAAGGAGTTAGCATCAACCCTTAGGTCGGTACCAGCCCATCTCTTTAGAGCCTGATCATAAGCCTTTTCGGCTGAGGTAGCAACCTCCGTATTCCAGCCAATAGGATGGCCATTGTTATCAACGAATGAATAAATGTAGTAGTGCTTCTGAATAGTCATAACCTTTACCTTTTTAATTATACCTAAATATAAGACCTTTAGGCCGGAAAGGCAACTATCCCATACCTTTTTCCGACATCCTCCCTTAACCCTTATTTTCCTTACATTATCTGTAATAACGTGTAATAGATCCTATAGGGGTGATTCCGAATAATGTAATATTCCGGCCGGTAGGCTAATTCTCTATAGAAAATTCGGTAAGGGGGACACACCCACACCTATATCTTACCTCCTATCTCACATACAACCACCTACCTTCTTTCTATACAACCTATATGTTTCTTATATCTTTATATAAGTATATCTATATATGAATATATACACTAATCATAAAAGATAGTCTCTCTCCTATTCCTTATTGTCTCCCTTATCAAGTTATCACCAAAGTCTACTATCTACTCAGCCACATCCTTTCACAGTATTATCCAGTAATCTCTTTATATGGCTTTATTGGGCTTTAGGTAGGAGGAAAT